ATTATCAACCACAAAGAGTCTCAGGTACTTTGTTTGTTTATCCAACACCTACATCTGTAGAAGCTTCTAGTAATGTTGTTGTAATTCATTATCAAAGACCTTTTGAAGATTTTGATTCTAGTTTAGATGAACCAGATTTTCCACAAGAATGGTTTGATGCTTTGGCATATGGATTAGCTTGTAGATTAGCTCCTACTTATGGAATACCTATTAATGATAGAAAGCAACTATGGAATGAAATGACTATAATCAAACAGGAAGCTATGAATTTTGGTCCAGAAGAAGGTTCTTTATTTTTCCAAAGAGATTTTAGGGATTGGTAATGGAACAAACATTATCTTTAGATCAAGTTGCTGATGTAATTAATAGAGCAAAATTAGGTAATCAAAAACATAAAAATGAATTAATGAGGTTGGGTACAAGTGATCCAACTTCCTTTAAATCACAGTTTAGTAAGCAATTAAATGAACAACAACAACCATCAGAATTTTGGGGTGCTGGTAGAAAATTAGCACAAAATCAAAATCCAGATGAAGAATTAAATAATTATGTTGGTGATGCTTTACCAACATTAGGAGGAGATCGTTATTATTATGGAAATACCGATTTTTCTATTCCAGAAAATGTTCAGTCTTCTATTATCAATGCCGGATACAAACCTACAACATCTAATATTAATCCCACTTTGTATAATTTGTTTGGCAACAATACTCCAATAACTAAATTTAGAAATCAAGAATATTTTAAAGGTGATATTGATCCAAGCAAAGGTCAGTTTGGAACACATGGTTATTCACAACAAGATATTGGGAATGGTAAATATAATATTCTTGATACTTCCGGTAATTCATTAGGTATTGGGTATAAAGGTTTAGAAGATGCAATTAGAGAATTAGTAACAACACAAAAACAAGCACCTGTAGGTTTTAATCCTAATGAAGATTTTCAAGGTTTTCCAACACCAAATGAATATAGTAATACATCACGATATTCATCAGGAGATTTAGATAAATGGGAAGTTCTTGGTCAAGTATTATCTGGACAACCACTTAATTATGATCCAACAAGTAATAGAACATCTTATGCATTATCAGGAGATAATCTAAATCAAGACATAAAAGGATTAAATACTTTATTTGGTTCAACACCTGTGTTTTATAATAATCAATTAAAAGGTTATACAATTGATCCAACACCTGTTAATGAATCAGATGTTGGTTATGTAAATCCACAAACTATTCTTCGAGAAGATACTAAGGGAAGTACTAAATATAATTATGCTTTACAAAGACAATATAATGACTTAAATAAATGGAAAGATTTATCAACCAATATAGATTCAAATAATTTATTTATTCCAAAAGAAAATGCTGAGAATATTCCTGGATGGACAAATGTAGATAATGCTCAATATTATCATGAAAGTAATGGATTATTTCCAAAAATTGCTCAAGGTCTTGGTACTATTTTACAATTTACACCATTTGCTCCAGCAGGATTAGCATTAAGTACACTAGGTTCCTTAACTCAAGGAAACCACTTAGGTGGTATTCTTGGAGCTTTACAAACTGGTTTAGGACAAGCAGGTGTTTTTGATGAGATAGGTGATTACTTTAATAAAGATTTAGGAAAATATTTTGTTAAGGGTGGTATTAGTGCTTTATCTGATTTAGCCCAAGGTAAAAATATTAAACAATCATTATTAAATGGTATAGGATCACCAACTTCAGATTATCTTGGAAATATTACAACAAATGATTTATCTGGTGTATTGGGTAATTTTGGATCAAAATTAGCTGGTTCGGGTGTTAGTGGAGCATTACGTAGTTTATTCTCTGGAAATAATCCTATTGAGGGAGCATTAACAAATAGTTTATCTACTGGTTTAGGAGATTTTCTTAGTACAATGACAAATAATACTGGAGAAAATATTGATTCTAAAAGAACAAAAGCTTATGAAAATCTAAGTAAAGTTATAACAAATATTGCTAAACAACAGTATAAACGGAGACATTAATAATGGCATTTAGACAGAATCCTCCTGGAATGTTACAAAAAATAAAATTACCATTATTTGGTTCTTTTTCTAATAGAGGAACAGATCAGAATAAGGATCAACGATTTTTAAATTGTTTTCCAGAATCTAGAAAAGTTGATCAAACAGATATAACAAAAACATGGTTAATTAAACGTCCAGGAATATCTTTATATAAAGAATTTGGTCCTAGTAATAATGAAGCTAGAGGATTAAAAGAGTTTAATAATAAACTATATGCTGTTTATGGTACAGATGTTTATGAAGATGATCCTATTGGTGGTGGGGGTACTCCAACAGTAATCTTTAGTATGACTACTTCTACTGGTCCTGTTGGATTACGTTTAGGTAATTCATCTATTATTGGAGATTATTTATTTATTTGTGATGGTATAGATGGATGGTATATAGATACATCAAGTACAGTTACACAAATAACAGATGTAGATTTTCCTTCACCACATGTACCAACTCCTGTATTTCTTGATGGATATATGGTTTTAGCAAAAGGTTCCGATATTTATAACTGTGTAGTAGATGATCCTAGTTCTTGGGATGCTACTAATTTTGTTTCTGCTGAAAGTTTTCCAGATGCTATTCATTGTTTAGCAAGACAGAATAATCAGATTGTAGCTTTTGGTTCTGAATCAACAGAATTCTTTTATAATGCAGCAAATGCTAGTGGTTCTCCTTTTAATAGAAATGAAGCAGCTTTAATGCAAATTGGTTGTGCTGCTCCTTATGCTGTAACACAAACTGAAAAATATTGTTCCTTTATAGGATCATCTTTTTCTGGAGGACATGCTTTTTGGATTATGGAAGGTTTTCAACCTAAACGAGTTTCTGATGAATTTATTGATAGATTATTAAATGCTGAATCAGATGTTGTTAATATCTCTGGATTTTGTATTAGAAGTGTTGGTCATATGTTTTATGTATTAAATTTACCCACAGTTAATCGAACTCTTGTTTATGATCCAGAAGAAAGATTATGGCATGAATGGGGTATAAATACTAATGATAGATTTTTTATAGATTTTGTTGCTGATGGTGATAATGGTAAATTTTATGGTCAAATAAGAACTAATGGATACATTGGTTATTTTGATAGTTCAATAGGTGAGGATAATATAGATTTAACAACATCAAGAACAATTCCTGTAATATTTAGAACAAATCGTATTGATATGGATACAACTTATAGAAAACGATTACATTCTTTAAAATTATTTATGGATCAAGTTCCAATTAATGATTCTCCAATATTATTAACTATGTCAGACAATGATTATAATGATATTGTTGGTAATACAACATTCCTTATGTATGCTGATGCAGATACTCCACCTGTACAATATAGATTAGGAGAATTTAGACGAAGATCATTTCAATTTGAATATAATTCAATAGAACCTGGAATAAGATTTGAAGCTATGGAATTAGCTTATACTGAAGGGATTTCATAATGGCCCTACCACCACCACCAATACAAGATAAACCTGGATCATTTACATGGTTAGAATGGTATAGACAATTACGAGATTATGTATCAACATCTGGTTCTGTTCCTTGGTATATTATTAATTTTGCTGGTTCTAATATAACTGATATTGCGTTAAGAGATCATGATCAATTACAAAATGTACAAGGTGGTACTGCTGGGGAACATAATCATTTAACAGATGCTGAATTAACTCAAATACAAAATAATCTTCATAATTCAACTTCAGGATTACAAGGTGGTACTACAAATGAATATTATCATTTAACAAATACTGCTTATACTGCTTTACAAAATTCTACACAGGGTACTTGGACACCAACATTTACAAATCTAGTTGTTGTTCCAGGAACAGGAGCAGCATCTTATGCTGGAAGATATTCCAGAATTGGTAGAACTATTTTTTATAAAATAAAAATATCCTGTACAGGAACAGCTACTACAGCTTCAACAGCAGGTACTACATATTGTACATTACCTGTTGCTGCATCAGAAGATGATACAGTAACTGTATCAAATAAAAATACTTTATTAGGTATAGGTGTAGGATTTCTTGATGCTACAAATGATCGTTGTTATCCAACAACTTGGGGAGCAACAGGTAATACAATAATAATTTCAGGGAAATATGAGGTTTAATATGAATGAAGAATATGATGATAATTTCTATGTAGATGATACTGCACAAGGTACAGAAGGGAATTTCTATGGTTATGATACTATAGAACCAAATAAAGATTTTAATTTACAAACAGACTACAATTATTTTGATCAAAATCCTTCTTTTGGAGGAAATCTACAAGGTCTTTTTGGTTTAGGGAATGATGGTATCTTGGGTACAGGACAAATGCCTAATTTTGGTGGTGTTGATTTTTCTTCAAATCAATTACCACAAGGAAATATTCCAACACAAGAAACTTCATATGGTGATATGTTTTCAAAATTTTTGGGTGGTTTAGGTAATTTATTTAATCCACAAAACCAAAAGAAAACCTCATCTGTTTTAGGCGCTTTATTGGAAGGTTATCAAAATAAACAAAATGCTAATCTAAATAGAAATACTATTCAACAAGTACAGCAACAAACTGATCCATTTGGTTCCCAAAGACCTTATTATCAACAACAATTACAAAGTGCTGTAAGTAATCCATATCAACAACCTATTGTCCAAGATCAAATTAATGCACTAAAACATGCACAGGATATTAAGAATGCTGCTGCTGGTAGGAGAAGTAATAGTGCAACAACTGATCCAGAATTATTAAAAGCAATGGCTGATATTGCTATGAGATATCAACAAAGCCTACATAATCCGGCAGGTGTTAATATAGCACCAAATACAGCAGGACTTAGTGGATTACTTGATGCTAATAAATATGATACCAGAGGCTTTGTTAGCCCATTGATGTCAGCATTAGGTTTTAATGTTAATGAAAATGAATTACAAAATCAAAAAGATCAAGCATTGGCTAATTTTATTAAAGTAATGAGTACAATGAATAAGGGACAATAATATGCCTATCACTACTGGTTATACACCTGAATTTGCATTAGGTGCATTATATCAAGGATTTAATGCAGCTAATGCTGATTCTCTTGGTGAAGAAGAACTATTAAAAGCATTTTTAGCTAATCAAAGAGAACAACAATCACAACCATTAGATCAAACAATAAAAACATGGGAAGCTGCTCATGCACAAGATAAATTATCTAATCCTGAATATAGACAAAAAATGTTGGAAGGTTATATTGGACAAATGAACTCACAAATAGCTGCAGGAAAAAAAGCTATGGAAACAAATGATTCTGATATAGAAGCAACTAACCAAGAAAATAAAAATAAACAAATTTATGGTAATTTATTAGAACGTTTTAGAAATGAACAAATGAGTCCATACCAAGAACCTACACCTATACTTAGGCAAGATATAAAAAAATCTGGGAATCCTATAAATAAACTACAAAATGTTCTTGTTAATACACCCGAACATTTACAAAAATTAGATTTATACAATAATTTAAATCAAGGAAGATTAGATGTAGCTGAAGTAAGAAATCAAGGTTTAGGGGAAGCAGCTAAAATAAAAGCACAACAAATAACTAAAGATCCAAATTTACAACAAGTTCTAGCAAAAGCGTTTTTAATTAGTTCAGGAACTATTCCAGCAACAGATGAACAAATACAAGCTGCTAGAGAATTATTATTACAACATACAAATAAAACAGCAGTAGAAAGATCTGCTGGAGTACAACCAGGAATTAGTATTCCAGAAACACAATCATCTGGTAAAATAATTCAACAAGAAACACCATATACTCAATTTGCAAAAGATCCAAATTTATTTTTTAATTTTAGTCGTAGAAAACAAGTATTAGACAATAAGAAATTAATAGAAGATAAAAAGGATTTAGAAAATGGTGTTGTTGCAAAAGGTTCTGTTAGTTCTGGAAAGACATTTACAATAAAGAAACAAGATTAATAATTAAAGGATACTTATGGGATATGAAGTTACATTCTCTTCTGGAGAAACTATTGTTTTTGATACTGAACCAACTATTGATGATATAGATGAAGCTGATAAATATCTACAAAGTAAAAAATCAAAAAATTTAATAGATAAAATTCCAGGATTACTTCCAGAAATAAAGGATGAACCTGATTATACTCCATTAGGAGTAACTAAACACATAGCTAAATCAGCATTAGGTGGTATAGAAGGATTACAATCTGTAATGGGTGGTTTAATTGGTGGAATGACAACTGGACCAATGAATTTAGTAAATGAAGCAACTAAATATATAACTCCAGGTATTGATAATAAAACAATCAAACCATTAGATCAAGCATTTATTGAAGGTGCTAGTATATTAGCACGAGAACCTTTCTTATCTGAAGGACGAAAAACTGCTAGAGATTTTGGTGAAGCATTAAATGATGTTCTTGCTCCATTACAAGGTCATGTAGTTGGTTTTGCTCCTCCATTATTAACAAAAGGTCCTGGTATTATTGGTAAAAAAGTTCCTGCAATAGAACCA